ATCAAAGAAACAACTACGGTGAGAAAAGTTGATTCAAACTTTGCACGCAACACATTCATGAAAATTATCTTAACTACTGGGACATCAATTCTAATGAACGCGATTGCAAATCGTCATTGGAATCTTTTAAGGCACCCGAAGGGAGGGAATACTTTTAAAATTCCAAATATGATAGATGTACCTTTTAGACATAGATATCCTGACGAAGAAATTGATGATCTCAATTCTGGGTGTATTGTTATGAAAGACTTGAATGCCAAAGAAGTTCTAGCAGATGTTTTCATCGAAAGACCATCACCGCCATTGTTAACTCAAGCAAATAACACATTGTGGAGTACAGCAGTCGCTCCTCGTCTATCTGGGAAAGGTAAAACTTTAACCCATCCTGACTTCAGAATTGTCGAACATAAATTCTGGGTCAAAGCGCACGCTGAACCAACTATGGTATTCGCTCGAAGATGCCTACAATTCGTTAATTCGTTATCTTGGATACCCTCACCTGTCTTGACTTTTTCAACCTCATTTTTACCATCTCATTGGTCCGTCATCTTGTCCTTGGCCATTGGGATGCAAGAGTTACTAGATCTGTTGATCTTTAGAATGACATATAGGTGTGTCACTTCTAAATATCTAGTTGCTTTTGGCGCTATCGGACAAGTAAATTACAATCCGCCAGCATTAACTGGGTTATCCCCACAGTCAATTGCAGCGAAGAGACAAGCCATACAAATGTCAGTCACTACTTGGTTTAACAATATAAACATGAGTGCGGCTCAGTCTTGTGCCACCAAACAGCTTGCTGCAGCTTTGGGCTGCCAGGGCTCATGGGAGGCAGGTACCTCTAGTTATGCTCTCGCTAGGTACGACAACTCCATCGCAAGTTGCATTGCGATGAAGAGACCATGAGTTCCCAACTAAAGCGCTTTGGGGGGTCAGCGCTAAAAAATAACCCCATTTTGCGCACGGTAGAGCGCGTTATACAAAACCTACCATTTGTAAAACCTTTGGCGCCAAGCTCGAGTTTTTCAAGTACCTTTGAGAGAGATAAACACTTGTATGGAAAGTTACCTAAAACTGAAAAACGTGTTCTTCTTAGAGGATTCAGATCGGATGACTTTGTTGATGTGAGATATAATCAGAGACTCGATAAGATTAGAGAAACCTGTATTAAATCAAAACATATAAAGATTTTCCCACTTGAAAAACATAGGGTAGGCGTCAGAAAAACCATGGCTGCAAACCTACATTGGTATTACGAAGGAGCATGCGATATCAAACCTGACGATAATGATTTAGCATCGCAGTTAGACGGAGTGAAACATAGAGTCGGTGGCAAAACACCACCAATTAACCAGGCCACATTACAAAGATTTAAATGGTTTGTATAAGACTGGATTAAGGACAATCTAGTTCCTCTGGAAGCTGAAACTGATGTCTCTGTTGAGACATGGCTCAAAGAGAGCCCATACCCACTTGCCCGACGAGAAGAATTACAAGGCATTTACGATAAATGGTATGAAGGATTGCTAACAGGTAGAGATGTTGATTTTGAAAGGTTGGAGTCTTTTATAAAAGACGAATTTTATCATTGCCCGAAGACGTTTAGAACCATTAACTCAAGATTAGAATTGTTTAAGTGTCTGATAGGACCTACAGTTCACCAAGTTGAAAAGAAAGTTTTTAAACTGCCATATTTTATAAAGCAGATACCTGTTGCAGAAAGAGCACAGTACATTATGAACTACTTGGATGCCAATGAGAGAGTTTTTGGAACCGACGTCAGTGCATGGGAAGGCAGTATGTCCAGAGAAATTATGGAGGCATGTGAGATTCAATTATTTGATTATATG